CGCGACCCATCCATGGTAGTAGAAACTCCAACGGCAAGTACAGCCGTCAAAGACATAATATCAAAATGTCTGCAAGTACTACTTCAAGAATCCCGCTTGTATGGGTTCAAAGGTGAATGCGAACTGCAAGGCACCGTAGAGCACTGGTCAAAACTGGTAGATGAGTGTGATGGGAAGTGGATGAAGGTAGTCAAGTATAAACTTGCTGCCTTCTACGCATTCCACCGCCAACAACCCCTTCCGCCCGCACCCTTTCGAGTGGCGACGGATCTACCAGGTGTGCTTTTCGGAGGCCGAGTAGGACGATTTCACGCTGTGTTGCTGAAGAGGTCAACTTCTGAGGAGGTGGCGTCATTCTTAACTTCGATTTTACAATCAAAGAAGGGAATGCCGCGAGCCAACAAGAAGGATCTCAAACAGGCCGAGCGTGATCTCATCACGGATCTCACCAAAGAACCCAAGACGAAGCGGACAGAAGGCCTCATCCAGTGGAGCGATGTTGACCTGCTACACCCCAAAATAGAAATTACACTCAATCGCGACACAGCTAAAAAGCAGTTACGCAGGAGAGTTAAAGAACTATTCGAAGGTGTGCAGTATACCAACGCGGACCGGTTGAAAGCCCTCTTTCCTAGCACATCTGCCAACTACATCTCATCAGTAAAGAATGCTGGAGCCGTAGGAGAAATTCTACGACACCCAACTTTACTCGATGGGCTGAGGGTGGCAGGGGGATATCTGAAGATGCAGACAGACGTAAAGGAAGAAGAGGTCGAGTCAGAGGATGTGGTGAAGATGCCGGTTAGTAACTCACAATTCGAGGATGCCTTCGCAGTCTTATGGTACCGTATGTTAGACTTAGCCGCTGAAGAAGAGAGCGGAAAGTCAAACATAGTGGAACCCGTAGCACTGCCGGAAGCACTCAAGATTAGAGTGATTACAAAGGGACCAGCATTCACACAAACTGTCCTAAGGGGCCTACAGAGGAAGATGTGGAAAACCCTCAAATCTCACAAAGCATTCCACCTCATCGGCGAACCAGTCACAGCTAAATACATGCTGGACCAATTGGGGATGCGATTAGGCGAAACGGAAGGTTACCTGTCAGGAGACTATGAAGCAGCAACGAACAACCTCGAATCATGGGTTTCAGAAACTATCGCGGATGCGATATGTGATGAACTCAAAATATTCGGATATGAGCGAAACATGTTCAAAAGAAATCTGACACGCAACTATATTGAAGATGAGAAAGGAGAACTACACTTACAACGTACGGGACAGTTGATGGGATCAATCACGAGTTTTCCCGTTCTGTGCATCGCAAACGCAACAGTGTCAGCGTGGGCATACGAGCTCGACTCAAAGAAGATTACTCTCCTAAGAGACTGGCCCGGTATGATCAACGGAGACGACATAGCAATGCGGTGCACACGAAAAGGCGAGGACGCGTGGCGACAAATTAGTTCTTTCATTGGACTGAAGGAGTCAGTTGGGAAAACCTACTACTCTAGGGAGTTCGTCAATATAAATTCGACAAACTTTCAACGAGATGAGGATAACCCTACCGAATTCTTCGACGAGAGAAAGGACGGATCGATCGCCGTTCGCTACTCACCATTCGTAGAAACCAAGTACGTCAATATGGGGCTCATGAATGGCCTAAAGAGGTCAGGCCAGACAGTTGGTCTCAGGGACCAAAGCGACAAAGACGAAAACTTGGGAACCAGATACAGGGAACTCATGAGAAAGAGTCCATCCTCTATGAGGGAGGTAGTGCACAAGACGTTCATAAACATGCACCGCGAGCTGCTTGAGCAGTTTCATGCTCCATGGTATGTTCCAGAGTGGATAGGAGGAGTTGGTTTGACCGGTTACCGAGAACCATCAGAGCTAGACTTACGAATAGCGCGGATGATTCTCTTAAACTGGAAAAAGGCAAGACCAATATCGCTAGCTCATGGGACAGCAAATTGGAAAACATGGCTGCTTGCAGAAGCCCGGGTGCCAGAGCCCTTTTACATAGGACAGAAGAACAAAGGAACTGAATTATACAATCAAGTAGTAAGTCAAAAATGTATAGACCTGCTATTCGATAGTAACCTTCAGTTAAAAGATCTCCTAACAGAAGTAACTTCAGGAAAGAAAGTAGCAGCCGCCATACGACATAATGCAAAGCTGTGGGACCCAAAGAGATATGGGAACCGCTTGCCAGCACCAATGTCGAACGACGACCTAACATTCAAACCTAAATATTCTTCCTATGTAAATGTTACAGAACGTCAACCTCCAAGACAAGATCTCGACTAACGTCGATACTATGGCACAATTGGACCTAGGAAGACAGGAAGCAGTCAGAAT